TCACACGACTTTAAAAATATACTGTACAATTGCGCTCTCTGACGAAACCGTCAGCTCGCTCCATCTTGGAAGGGTGGCAGAGTGGTTGAATGTACCGCCCTGGAAAGGCGGCATACGGAAATTCCGTATCGAGGGTTCGAATCCCTCCCCTTCCGCCAGAACACAGACCCCGAAGCCTCTCAGGCTCCGGGGTTTTTCTTTATTTACCTTGAGTGCCAGACACATTCCAGAATTCTACTTTCGTCGATTCCGCCAAAATCCGCCAGATTGCGACATATCACGCCATGCGATAGACTGTGGAGGTGGGTCTTTTGGTGGGTCTTTTTTCGGTGGGTCTCTGGTGGGTCTTACGCGATTCACCGCCCAAAGGTAGATATGAAAGATCAAGTCACGTCGAAAAATTTCATGACGCTGCCACCCGGCCGGTACTCGCTCGGCGGTGGGTTGATGCTTCTCGTGCGTTCCGAGTCTTCCCGGCAGTGGGTTGTCCGCTACCGATTCGCGGGGACACGGAAAGACTTGTCGATCGGTGGCGCCTCGCGCATTTCAATCACGTCTGCAAAAGCGCGGGCAGCAAAAATTCTCTCAATGGCGGCCGACGGCATCGATCCGTCATCATCAAAGCTTTCTGAAGAAGACGCCCGAGAAAGCATCACTTTCAAAGAGTTCTATCCTGGTGCAATCGCGACCATTCAAAACGTCAAGCGCTGGAAAAACGAAAAGCATGCATCTCAGTGGGTGTCCACAATCGAAACCTATGCCGTCCCGGTTCTCGGTGCTCTTCGCGTAAAGGACATCACGCGAGGAGACATCCTCGAAGTCCTCAAACCGATCTGGACAGAAAAGCCAGAGACAGCCAGCCGCCTACGAGGCCGCCTCGAAAGTCTCTTCTCTCAAGCAATCGCTGAAGAACTCATACAAACAAACCCTGCTACTTGGAAAGACGGGCTAGCTTTCTTCCTGCCGCCGACCTCAAAAGTCCACGAAGTCAAGCACCATGAGGCAATGCCTCTTGAAATTCTGAAAAGTTTTGCACCGGAGACGGCGAAAAAGACTTCTGTCGTGTCTCGCGCCGTCCTTTTCGGCATCCTCACTGCTACACGCGTGCAAGAGTTCCTTTGCGCACGATGGGACGAGATCGACATCCAGCGCGCGACGTGGACGATCCCGGCCTCTAGGATGAAGTGCGGTCTTGAGCACCGCGTCCCGCTCTCACGTCAGGCACTGGCAGTCCTAGAACGCTGCGAACGAAAGTCTGAGCTCGTCTTTCCTGCGCCACGATCAGACAAAGAGATGGTTATCGACAGCCCTCGGGCTTTTATCCGGAAGGCGACAGGCGAGTCTTTCACAATGCACGGCTTCAGATCAACGTTCCGCGACTGGTGCGAGGAAAACTTCATCCATGAGGCCCTTGCCGAGCGCGCTCTGGCTCACGTAAAGGGCGACAAGGTCGTGCAGGCCTACCAACGCTCAGACCTCCTTGAGCAACGCCGCCCGGTCATGCAGCAGTGGGCAGACGCGATCCTGCCGACATGAAAGAATGATTCACAGCAAGAAGGTTTAACTACAACTTGCTGTCTCCGAGGTACAGAGCGAACATGAGCACACCAAAACACAAACACCGGAGACAATCATGACGAACAACACCAGCCGCCGCGAACTCGAAAAAGCCCTCGAACAGCTCGAACTCGCCATCGATCTCAAGAGCGACGAGGCTGCTGACGCTTACGCGGCCGGGAAAAAAGTAGAATGGCGGAGCCTTGTCAAGGCGTTCCTGGCGCTTTGCGACGAACGCGACGAAATTGCCGCCCGCCTCGAGGCCATTCCCTAAAAGTAAGTTACAATTTGAAAATCTACGCGCGGATCACCTCCGCGCTTTTGTCGTTTCGCTGTCCTATTCCTCCTGGAGAACTTATGAAAAAGATCGCCATTGCCCTCGCTCTCGCCGCCGCTGTCTTGGCTGGTTGTGTCGAAAAGACGTCAGAAGAAGAAAAAACCGCGCAAAAAACGGTCGAACAGGTCAGCTTCGAACTTCTCCCTTATGCCGTCATCACTGAAGAAAAAGCTACTAAGGCAGGAACTCGCACCATTACGTACGCTGTCGTCGGTCTGAACGAGCCGGCACAAACCGTCAATTCAACCAACCTGGCCGCTACCTGCATGGGTGCTGCCAAGTATTTTGCCGAACATAATCTTACGGACATAGCCTCTGTTCAGCTTATTGACCGCGTGATCGGCATCAAGGCCGCACAGATCGCCGTCGCTCGATGCAACTATGCGACGGACGGCAAGGGATTCAATGGCTCACAGAAGTGGACTTGGGACGATGTCATGGCCGCTGATCGCACGACAACCAAGGATGAGCAAGAAATTGTTCGCCTGTGGGCAGGCTTGCGCAACCAGCACTTGAAAGCAGACGGTACGACTGATGAGCCTGCACTCGTGAAGGCAATTGCCACAAAGCTCAACAAGAAACCCGAAGAAATCGTCACGCCGCTGATTGCTCTGGGGGCTGTTGCTAATGTCGACGCCATTGCCAGCGCTGTAAAGGCTCACAAACCCACCGAAGTCAAGTACGACATTTCGATTGACAAGAAGTAATCTCTTGATTTTAGCTTTATGAGCGCAAAAACATTTTCTGTTTTCGTTGTTGCCACCTTTCTAGCAACGACTTTCTTTTCATCCCAAGCCATGGCAGCAGAAGCCAGAAAATCTGCGACCCAGACGTCTATGGCGGCCAGACACGCGCCAGTTCATCATCTAAAAAGAGAACTAAGAGATCTCGTAGAAAATAATTAAGCCAGAGCGCCGGGGGGCATCCCCGGCGTTTTTCATTTCTCCAGACTTACTGTTGCGTCGTGAACTCCGGCGTTTCTTTGAAGTAGGTCTGAACCTTCAGCAAGAAGCTCTGTGCTTTCTCCGAGAAGTCCCTCGCACCTGGCAATTGCGGCTCGCTCCACTCTGCAGGCTTCGGCAGAGGCTCGTCGCTCACGATCTTTGTATGTACGCCGCACCCGGTCAAGGTCGTCAGAGAGGCGCACAGCATCGCGCCGAGAAGCATCAAGCGCGTTTTGCGCAGCAACAAGTTTTTCATAGGACTTTCTCCCGTCATTTGCGCGAACAATCGCGGCCTGAAGTTTGACATTGGCGATCTCCTCGCCGTACTCGTGCGACGCGTACATGTACCCGCCGACAGCGCCCGCAGCAAACAGCCCGAGCGGCACAAAAAGCTTCCAGTTCATCGAAGCCTCCATGCAAAAAGAGACCCGCGAAGGGGTCTCGTGTAATTCAATATCCTCGGCGTCGATAGCTCGTCCAGTCGAAGAGCACAGAACGGCCTCCTTCGCGAAGCCGGTCCATCGCCGCCTCGCCCAAGTAGTCCATCAAGGCTTCACCGGAGAGATTGCTGATGACAATCGTCGCCTTCAGCGCCTCGTACCGGCTGTTGATCACCTCGAAAAGCATCAGCTTCTCGGCATCGGTCCCGAACTGCCTCCCGACCTCATCGATGACGAGAAGGTCCGGCGTAGCAAAGGACTCGTACACCTCGCGCTCGTTTCGATCCGACTGGCGTCCGTAGGTCTCTTTGATTCGCTGAGCGATCCGAGACGCTCGCGTATAGAGCGCAGAGCCGCCGTGCTCGATCAACGCCTGCGCGATTCCTATGGCAAGGTGCGTCTTGCCCGTTCCGGACGTGCCGTAGAAAAGCAAATTTGCACCGCTGTCATCGGTCGTTGTGATGGTCTGCAAATACTCCTTTGAAGCATCGAGCGCGGCTTTCTGTCCGGCGTTCGATACGACATAGCCTTCAAGCGTGCGGCCTCTGTATCGAGCCGGTATGGCCGCGTCACCGATGATGCGACAAGCCTTCACCGCCTCGCTGCGTTTTGTTGCCTCTTTCGCAAGTCTTGCGTTCTCACGGTCACGGGCTTCAAGCGCACACTGCGCACAGCCCATCCAGATGATCCGGTCGCGGATCATTACTCCCGTGTCTGTAAATGCACCATGTGTGGTGCAGATTGCGGGCTTCGTGCGCCCGTTGCGAATGTGCGAAAGATCGACTTCCCTCAAAGCCATTCATTCTCATTCCTTCCCTCAAAAGTCAAACGGGTCCCGACGATAGTCCCCGGGCGTTGCGTCTGTCATATATCCCGTTTTCGATTTCTTGTTTTTATCTGGTATAGGTCGCCCATTGCCGGCTGCACCTTTCGCCTTTGGCGGCTTTTCGGACTGCCGCTCCGGGGTCGCGCGCTCGCCTTTTTCGGTCAGCGTGAACCACCTGGTCCGGTCATAAGCCGATCTGTTGAAGTTCCCTGTTTCCACATATCCACAGGTTATCAACTTGTCCATAGCCCCTCTCACCTGCTTTTCTGTCAGGTAGTCGAAAAGCTCGGCGAAGTGACGGGTGCTCCCATAGGTCCAATGTTTCCCGTCATGGTGGTGGCGTCCGGCTCGGCGGTTCGCCCGCACCCAGAACGCAATGTTCTCAAGGACAACGGCGGCATTGACGCCGACCTCGACGGCAACCGACACGCTGAAATGGTGCTTTACGCCCGACGCGCTAGGCTTTATTGATTTTTCATCTGGGGATGTCATACTAGAGATAAATTCCTCCCCTCATTTCATTCGATAGCCTCGCCGAACTGTCACGGCGGGGCATTTTTCATGCCTTCTCCCCGAAAACATCTGGGAACAGCTCGCAAGCCGGAACACCGAGCACATCCTCATACGCTCGCAACGTCTTGAAGTGCGCCGGTGTCGCTGCCCCGCTCTCGTGTTTTGAGACTGTTTGCTGTCCGCAGCCGACAAGCGCGGCCAGCTCAGCCTGCGTGAACCCTGCTTCCCTGCGTGCCTTCTTCAACGCAGCTCTCTCAAACGGCTTCATCGCCGACGTATTCCTTGAACTTCTTTGGGAAGATACAATAAGACCACTGATTGCTCCCCGGCATCTTTGCAGCCGTTCCAAACGGGAGCAAACCCTTTTGTAAGCAGATTCGGATGTACTGGGGCGACTTATTGAGCGCCTTAGCGACATCGTTCACCGTTATGCTTCTCAATGGAAAACATCTCCTTTTTCATCTTTTTTAGACAGTTGCGGTTAAAAAAAATCGCGCATGATCGCACGGTGCCTCTCACTGCCTTTCAAAAAAATAGTACGAAATCAGATAATTGAGTTCAATAGTGAATTTTTGGAAGTTAATCGTTTCTCTTGCTTTGATGAATTGAATGATCTAAATTAGATATATATCCAAATTAGATATTTATAACAACAAAGGGAGAGGGTTTAATGGAGTATTTATCCGACAAAGAAATAGGCTACATCATCAAGCGCGCGAGGATGCTTCGAAATCTGACGCAGGCGGAACTCGGTGAGCGACTTGGTGTGCAGGCCGCTGCGGTCCAAAAATGGGAAAGCGGAAAGGTCACGAACATCAAGCGAAACATCCTCAGGGATATGGCCGTCGAACTGAGAGTGAATCCAGCGTTGCTGATAGGCCTGCCAGTTCAGACGGATTTCCTCAAGCAGCTATCGAAAACCGAGCGCATTGGAATGGAGAACTTCTTGAAGGAGTATCAAACCAAGCACCTCAAAGAAGGTGATGACAATTAAAGCACCAAACGGTTACGGGAACATCAGCAAACTATCTGGCAATCGCCGCCGCCCCTGGTGGGTGCGCATCACGACAGGATGGGAGATCAACGAAGAGACGGGAAAGGCAAAGCAGCTCACCTCCACGCTTGGATATTACGGAAGCCGAAAAGAAGCGATGATCGCTTTAGCCGAGTACCACCAGAACCCGATAGACCTCACAAGAAAGACGATCACCTTTGCTGAGGTCTGGGACATCTGGACGCCGCCGCACTTCAAGAAGTACCCGAGCAGCGCTGCAGGGCTCAGGTCAGCTTACAAGCGCTGCGCACCGCTCTACGACATGCAGATGGCCGACATCAAGAAGGTCCACATGCAGGAAATTCTCGACGGCATCAGCCACATGAGCGAAGAGAGCCAGGGGAAGGTAAAGGCGATCTTCAAAAACACTTTCAAGTATTGCGTAGAGAATGACATCGTCACCAAAGACTACTCGCAATACCTTGTCATCACGGCAAAGAAAAAACGATCAACCAAAGACAAGTTTTTCACAGCCGAAGAGCTTGGCAAAGTATTCCGAACGTTGGACCATGTCCTGCAATTCCCTACCGGCAAAAAGTCCTATGCCGAGCTTAACCTTACCGACACGGTACTCATGCTTTTGTACACCGGAATGCGGATCGGAGAACTGCTTCTGGTGAAGAGCGAGGACGTTGATCTGGAGAAGCGCACCATGCGCGTCAAAGGGACAAAAACGGAGAATGCGGATCGAATGGTTCCCATTCATCAAGACCTGGTCCCAATACTAAAAAAGCGCCTTTCGGGCGAGTACCTGATCGAGAACGCCAACGGCAAACCGATCAAATACGACACCTACAAAAAGCACTTTTTTGACCCTTACATGGAGACGCTCGGCATCACACACACGCCGCACGCGCTTCGACACACCTTCATCTCTCTGATGGACTCTTGCGGTGTATCGTCAAACTCGGTGGTTCTAAAAAGGATCGTCGGACACGCCAATGCCGATGTCACCGAGCATTACACACATAAAGATATTACAGATTTACTGGAAGCTATCGACAAGCTAAAAGTGTCTATTTTGTGACAATCCAGTGAACTCCAAAAGTCAAGCGAAGCTATATCAATATAGCTTTTTTAGAAGGCTATTTGTCACTTACGTGTCACTTACGAGTTTTTATACACGGTGATTATTGAATATTTTCAGAAAAGTAAAAAGCCCCTAAAACCGCACCGTACGTAGGTTTCAGGGGCTCTTTGCGTTTCTTGTAGGACGCTACAGAATTTACTATAACAGTAATTTGATTAATCGAACAAAGCCCGGCGTGACGCGGTTTCTGCGTTCTCGTGTCACTTACGCGTCACTTTCCGTTTAATTCTCTGCATGCCTAATTAGTATATCGTAAACCCTTATAGGTCACAAGATTTTTTGAAATCATGCTCATGAAAAAGTTTTTTCAATACCTTCTACAATAACACGAGCAAGCTTTTCTTGGTAGCTAAACCTAAACAATTTCTCGGCTGTCGGATCGTGTGAGATGAAGCCGACCTCCACCAGTGCGGCCGGTGCGTTCGTGTGCTTCAGCACGTAGTACTTCGCCTCCTTGACACCTCGGTCTTTTTCTTCAGGAAAGCTTGAAGCCAGACCGTTCTGGATGTTTTCGGCAAGGCGTTTCGTCACGCCTCCGACCCCCGGATATTTGAACGTCTCGATTCCGCTTGCGTCCTTGTTCTCGGCGCTATTGCAGTGGATCGAAATGAACGCGTCCGCCTTGGCAGCGTTCGAAATGTCGCATCGCTGTTGAAGCAGAAGCGCCTGATCCTTCGTTCGAGTGAGCACGACGCGATGCCCTTTTGCCTTTAGTTTGTCCGCAATTTTGTTTGCGATACCCAAGGTCGCCTCGGCCTCTTTGTAGCGACCATTCACAGCCCCAGGATCAGTACCTCCGTGACCGGCGTCAATGCAGATAACCTTACTCATTTTTTGACAACCTCCCTACTCTTGATTTCTTTAATCGCTCGATGCAGAAAGCCTGGGATCATGCCGCCAAAGCCAAGGCGGTCCAAATTCTCAAGCGTGCTACCGAGCTCATTCACGGCATAAGCAGCAATTGCAGCGTTGCGAAGCATGTCGGTGCCTGCGATGACGTCAAGCCCATGCGAAAGCATCACAACGACGAAAATAAAAACCTTTTTGAAAAGCCCTCGGAAGCCGACGCGAGAATTCCACTCACCGGTCTTCCCTGCAGCGATGGTCCCAGTCACGTAGTCCACGACGACGAACATCAGTAGCCACTGCAGCTGCAGGTCAATACCTCCTAGCGCCCAAGCCAGTGCGCTTCCGACAGCCCCTGAAGCGAGCATCAAATACGCCTCCCCTTTTGCAGGAATGAGCAACGACATGTAGTCGATGAACGTCTGCACAAACCCTCTCTCCATAAATCACCTCCTTGATTGTTCTCCCCTTCACCATATTCAACGACCGTCAAAATCCCTAGCCCTGACACGCCTGCCATCACTACAGGCGTAAAAAAAGGGGACGGTTTCCCGTCCCCCCTTTATGGAGCTTTAAGACTTAGCTTTTAAGTCGCTCAACCTCTTCCGAAAGTCGCTGAACCGCGAGGATCAACGGACAAACGAGCGAAGCATAGTCAACCGCCAGATAGCCCTCAGACGACTTGCTGACAAAGAGCTTCGCAATCTGCGGGTCCGCGTTCTGGACCTGCTGCGCGATGAGTCCCATGTGCTTCTGACCGTCTTCCTCGCCGAGGTAGGAATAGGTGACAACTGGGAGCTTGCGAATGAACGCAATCGCTCGATCGGCATCGACCTTTGCAATTCCTTCCTTGAGGCGAACGTCCGACGAAACGCTGATGGCTGTCTTCGAATAGATTTTCGAGCCGGCAATCATCGTCTCAAGGCCGTTCGTCGCGAGCGTCATCATGGACGACGTTTTGAAGAGCGCCTGAGTGCCGTTGAGACGAATCACATCAGAAGCTACAGAACCGCCGAAGTCCTGGCCATCTTGACCGTCGCGTCCATTCGTACCGTCACGACCATCAGCTCCCGGATAGCCCTGCGGACCGCGTTCGCCATCTCGACCAGGAAGCCCATCCTTACCAGGAGCGCCGTCTTTACCAGGCAAGCCTTCTGCACCGGGCAGCCCATCCTTGCCAGGAAGTCCCTGCTCACCGCGAGCGCCGTCGATTCCGTTCTTGCCATCAACACCGTCCTTGCCGGGCAGGCCAGGCTCACCCATTAGGCTCGCAAGCCATTCAACCTCGCTGCCAATGAAGCCGTTCGCAACAGCGACTTCGTAGGCACTCAAGCCATCAGCACCATCGGCACCCGGCGCGCCAGAGCCGCCTTCGCCCTTGAGGGCAAAGCGAGCATCCGATTCGGTCTTGCTGTAGATGGTAAGGCTGTTCGCCTTTTCGTCCAACACGTCGGAAAGCCAACGATCTTCGTTGCGATAGTTCACAACGTCGGTGGAGTGATCTGCGAGCACGCGGATCGGAGCCGGCTTGAAAGTCGAATCCGCACGGTCGTACCAGAAGCCGATGAGAGATTCGTCGAGCGTTTCGATTCGAATCAAACGCGCGTCGATCACTTCGGTCGGATACTCCTGCACGCCGATGCAGAGGTCCTTTTCATTGAGCTGGGCGTAGAAGTAGTTGATCACTTCGACCCACTCGTTGCCCGTCCACTTCATGCCGATGACAGACTTGTCGTCGTTCGTGCCGAGGTAGATGTAGTTGGGGATGGTCACCTCAGTCGGGAAACCGTACGTGCCAGTGCAAATGCTCTGGTCGTTGATGAAGCCGTAATAAAACAATGGCTTTCCTTATAAAAAAATGGGCCGAGGGACAGTCCCCCGGCCACAAGCACACAGTAGCATGCTCTTGGTAGCAACGCGCCGATTCTCACAGCTCGTTGCATATGCCCTCAGAAGAGGACGCCGTACAGCCACGAGGCGAGAACCCCGGCAATGAAACCAACAGGTCCCCAAAAGAGGCGAGTCTTGCGACGGGTCTCCGCATCGAGCAGAGCCTTCTGTGCCTCCACCTTGGCGATGATGTCGTCCGTCACTTCCTCGACCTTGACGCCGAGCTTGTCGAGCCATTCCTTCACTTCCTCTTTCGTCATTTCAGTCACCTTTTCCTTTAGCGCCTCTTTCAGCGCCTTGACAATCAAATTCCACATATGAAAAAACCGCCCGAAGGCGGTGTGATAAAGTTGCGGGTACGTACCCTGCTCACAGCTGATTCGGCAATCGTGAGCCATTTTTGCATTCATATCAAATATGTTTCAAGATGTTACCCCCCCCCTTGTAATCAAAATGATTCTCGGCAAAAGATAGACGCCGTCTATTTGTGGTGCGACGGCTCTGACCAAAACTTTCAAAAAGCCAAGGAAGAACGCTTAAAGGAACTGAACCTGCCGTTCCAAGAAGATAATGTCGGCGACCTCAGATTTGCTGACAATGAGGAGCTGAAATATTCTCTCCGCTCCATTCACCAGAACGCCCCCTGGATAAACCACATTTACATCGTCACGAACAAGCAAAAGCCCTCGTGGCTCAAAGAGCATCCCAAGATCACAATCGTCGACCACAGTGAAATCATTCCGAGCGAGCTACTACCTACGTTCAACTCTGTGGTGATCGAAATGTATGTCCATAAGATCCCAGGACTGCAGGAGAAATTTTTGCTCTTTAATGACGACATGTTCATTAAGAACCCCGTTTCACGAGACTTCTTTTTCGATGGTGACAAACCGATTGTTCGCCTTAGAGAAGTTCCTAAGCAGATGCAGTACGCTTCCATCGAGGAAGCTGAAAACGTCGTCAATAGCCATCTCGAATATGGCTTTAGAGAAACACAAATTCGAGCATGGCTGATGGCCTGCCGGCGCTACGGTTACCACAAGTTGCTCGTGCTTTCGCATACCGTAGACGGGATGACAAAATCAGCGATCGCGGAAACCCTTGAGAAATACCCTGAAATTCTAAAGAGAAACACATCTCCATTTAGAACAGGTGATGAAGTCCAACGCCTGATTTTTCAGCTAGAGATGGCCTACGGAATGGGAGCCAGAGTTGAACTTCAGAAAAAGCCATCCTTCTGGGTTAAGCATTTCAATTTCCTATTCAAGAGCGACATTGACTCTTTTGAAGGAACCGAATGCGACAAAATTCGAGAGAGAATCAAAAAATTTAATCCACATATGTTTTGCCTAAACGCCGACATCAAGATGGACAGCGTAAACCGTAAGAAATCGAAGCAATTTCTAGAAGAGCTCTTTTCAACCCCGTCACCGTTTGAAAAATGACATTGACAGATGCCCACAGGCTCCTCTACGGGCATCTGCACTTCATTCTTCGATACACACAAACTACCCATTCGTTCTCTTGAACACAGCGGGAGCTTCTGGCCACACAACTTCTCGCGGGAAACCTTCCTGCGTCGGCACATCACGAAGCGCCTGACGGTAAGCCATGACAGCTGCCTTGTCCTCATCAGAAAGAGGGTAGTCCGGCATGGCGAGGTAGTCCGTCGCCGCGATTTTGCTGTCACGTTCGGCTCGCACATGAACCGCAAAATCTTCGTCGGTCGGCTCGGGCACCGCAACGATCTGGAACCGACGTACGCCGTTCTGCGGCTCGATCTCGTCGATGTAGCAGTCGCCGCGTGAGTTGCAGAAGACTGCCGCCTCGGGCGGATATTCGCCCTCGAAAATTTGTCCGATTTCAAAATTCATGTTCTTCCCTCCTTTCAATATCCGCTGGCGCGCCAATCCCAACCTTGGTTTCCACCCTCGTAATACGTGATTGACGTTTTCGCCGTTGTTCTGCCTGAGCGGTGCTCGTATGCCGCAATCCAGTCAGGGTGAGACGTATACCCACTCGACGGTTGCACATTGAACGTGTAATTTGTATTAGAAAATGACTTATTAAAAGTGCATGTGCCACCAGTACCGTGTCCACCTTGCTCAATCCATCCATCAGACCATACGCGATACCACTCTGTCCCGCTTCTCCACGTTTTAGTGACGTAAGCATTCGGCCGTGGGATCGCATCAACGTCCGCTTGCACCTGCGAAACGTCCGCTTGCACCTGCGCAACAGTCGTCAAAACATCGGCCATATCCACAGAACCGAGGTTCGTCGCTTGGCCTGCCACGACAACGCAAATCATCCATTCGTTCGACTCGGGCTGCACGGTGCTCGAACGACCGTAGATGACGTTGGATTTAGAGGCGTCAAAGCTAAAGCCATTTTGCGAATCGTCAGAAGCACTGCCCGGCGTTGGTCTTGATACGCCCCCGCCAACAATCAGAGCACCAGAGGCGGAGTCACTCCCGTCAGTGAGCTGAGAAGCGTTAAAAGTACCTTTGATATTCGGCAACCCCGCCTTGTGGTACTTGCCTGCGCTCGAACCCGCGATTGCGATCTGCATGAAAGGCGCGAACTTCGGCGTGCGGAAAGTCGTCGAGCCGTCGCCTTGTGAGTAGTACGTACAATAACCGCCGTTGGCGCTCGCGATGCTCTGCCACTCCGCTTCGGTTTTCACCCACCCCTTTGAGGTCGCATAGGCGAAGAAGTCCTTGTAAAGCGAACGGTTGTAGGTCGCGCCGTTGCACTGGATCGCGCCGTCAGGGGGCGTCTGGTACGGCCACGCGAATAGATGACCGAGCGGGAGGCCAGTATCAACCTTCACATTGCCCGATCCATCTGGGCCATTCCCGTTGACAGTCTTCACCCCAACGTCAACCGGAACATTACCGTCCGCGCCGGCAACGTTACCATTCACGCTTCGAACATGGGTACGCACGGTCCATTCAACCGTGCCGTCCGCGATGACATGGCCGTGCGTGACGCTGCGCGTGTCGAGCAGGTCCGCGCTCGTCGTGCCGGCCGTCGTGCATTCGAGGAAGCGCTCGTACTGAAAGGCACAGTCCACCTTGTCCCCGACCTGGTACGTCGTTGACTTGCGTCGGAACTCATTGATTTCGTAGATCAGCTGAGTGCAAACCGCCGTCTGGGGAGCTTCGTTCAAAACGTCTTCTTCAGCAGCAAGGCGCACAAGACCAAACTTACTCGTCGTCGCGTTCGGCAACGTAACTTCGCCAGAAGCATCAGGCGCGATTCTGTTCACCGTCTTCACCGCACCGGACTCGCTCCACTTCCCGAAGGTCACCCCATTATTGCAGTTGCGCCAGAAGGTGCGGACCGTGTTGTCGGTTAGGTTCGGGACGTAGCAGACCTGCACGATGTTCCCGCTGATGGGCGCCCCCGTGTCGTAGGCCTGCACAATGCAGAAGGTGCAAGCGATCGGTGTGTTTTTCAGCGTCCCACTGCAGGCCCATGTTTTGTCCTCAAGCAGCGTGTTCAAATCTGCGTTGGCGATCTGGATCGTGTGATCTCGCTTATTCGCCAAGCCCTTCGTCAGCTCATCTTTTGTCGCCAGATGACTCATGTCGACATCAATCTGAATGTCGCCATTGCTGTCAGGCTTCTTCTTGTTCACAGTACGCACGGCGTCTTCGACATTTTCGACGCGCGTAATCGGAAACTGAATGACGGGGTTACCCGCCTCATCCGTCGTCGTAAAGACGATGTCCTGTTCTTTCAGAGCCATTATTTAGCCCCCTCCTTTGTTTTTGATAAGCCGTAGTCCGGCTTTGACGGTGCTCGATCTCGAATCGCGCTGCATGTCTTGTGTTTCGCGAAATCCGAGGCATCAGCCTTTGTGACGACCTCGGACTTCTTTGCGAACTCTTTGCTAATTTGCTGACTCTGCTTCTCTTTGAAGTGAGCCAGCCCTATCAAATCAAGAAAAGAGTTAGCCATCGGAACGCCCCCTTATGCAAAGAGGGCGTCGATCTCTTCGTTCGTAATGCCAGTCATCGTGATCATCGGAGCCATCGGGTCCCAACTCGCGCCATTCCAAACGACATTCATCCCGGCGTCGATCTGATGAGCAGGATCGGCAGTCTCGACGTTGTACATATCGCCGGCCTTCACATCCTTGGTCGGCAACGCCGCATAGTTTTCGACGGAACCCTTGTAGTTCACAGCGCTCGCAATGTCCGTTTTCAGCGCGTACGGCGTGAGATCGATATTGACGCCCTTAGTTGAGATCGGCAGAGTGCTGCCGTTGACGCTCACTTTTTCGAGTACGTTCACTTGTGCGCCCACAGCGATTCCTTGCAATTTTGTGAAGTCGGAAGCAGACATCAAACCCGCCGCTTCAGCCGAAGCCGGACCATATGTCGTGTCCTGCGCCGGAATACCAAGAGCCGTAATGTCGCCCTTGACGACCTTCGTCCCGAGCGTGACGTGCCCGTTACCGTCGGTCGTGATCTTGTAAAGCCCCGCTCCGAGGGCGCCGGCCGTCACAGTCGGGTGAACATAAACAGGCGTCTCAACATCATTGATCTGGATGTTCCCGTTCGTTTCAGAGTTTTCGACCTTCGTCGCCTGAGCCGCAATACCCTGCAACTTGGCGAAGTCGCCCTTGCTCATCAGACCGTCTTTCTGAGCTGTTGCAAGCTCATAAATCGTCTGCGGCATCGTCACCGTTGCGAGCGTTGCACCAGAGACGCTCTTCAACGTGATCGTGCGTCCCTCGATCGTCATCTGCCCGGCAACGACCGTCTTCAATTTGCTGTCGTAATGAGTTAACCCTTGCTTATCCAAAAAAGCGTTCAAATTACTCATTTTTCTCACTCCCTTTACGATTAAAAAAGATTGTCAATGAAAGAGTTGTCAATGCTTTCGACGTGAGCCCCTTCGCCCGGTTTACCGGGTTCTCCAGGTTTCCCGTCTGCCCCATCCTTGCCCGGAGGTCCCTGGATGCCAGGAACCTCTACCGTGACGATCTTTGGAGCAATATCGCTACATTGACCTTCGATGTAGATTTCTTCAGTTAAAGCAATTTTTCTGCGAAACTTCTCACGCCTTAGGCTTGCATCTGACACGGGTCACCTCCGGAGAAACTTTGATTTTCCCTTCGAGAATCCTTGTGATCGCACCTTCCGGGGACTCAAGCTCAATGTCATAAAGCACCGTATCGCCTGGATATTGCTCGGTGTTTGCGTGATTGAACTTCGCTGTGATTTTCCCGGCAGGGCCATCAATAAGAAGGCGACCATTACACGTTGTCAGCGTGTCAATAGCCGCCTCGCTGAATGCGTATCGACGCACCTGCATGGCAGCCGAATACCCACTCAAATCAATCGGTCCACTCTTATCTCGCAAGACGAAATAAACAACCTTGTCCGAACCTTGATCGAGAGAAAAGTTGTGGATAGCAGCCATTCCCTCACCTCCCTCAGCTCAAACCATAGTCGGGTTTCTCTGGTGCTCGATCCCGTGGAACGCCAACGTCCTTCGAGAGGTTGACCGAGATCGTTCCGTCAGGCTCAACGTCAACGTTCTTGCCGACCTTGATATGCCCAAGTTTTTCAGCAGTTGCAGGCGTAAGCTCGTGGACGATGCCTGTTGCAGCCGCGCCCGTCTGATCGACGGCTTCGGGAGCGCCGCCTGCACCAGGTCGGATCAACTTCCCCGCATTCTGTGCAGCCATGAGGCTCTTGTAAGCCTCGTCCGCGACTGCCACCTTGTCAGCAGGCATAACGTCCACCGACACAATCTCCGTGCAGTAAAAAGCGCGTTGAGACGCGCTGTAGTAGTAAGCCATCCTGTCCTCTCCTTTCAGAATCCGAGCGCCATCCAGAGCGCCTGGACCTTTCCGTTTGCGTTGTGCTTGAATGTCGTGTTCCCCTTCGTCAAGCCAGTGGCAACGAAGTCCGCAGCAACCTCACCAGTAGGCGTTGCATTCGCGAAAACGGCACTCGTCGGAAAAGCTACAGGGAAAGCAACAACGGTCGAACCATCGGCCGCAATCGAAGCCTTGCCCCACTGAACGATGAGACCGTTCGGCAACTTCTGGAATCCACTGTCGCCGTGATTCTTCAAAAAAGCAGAGAGCAAGCCAAACGGAGTCACGGCTTTCGTGTTGTCCTTGCCAGAAAGCACTTCAGCCGGAACGGCGATGCGGATCAAACCGGTGCGGCTTTCCGTCGATGTTCGTGCGCTCAGGCTCTTCGGCGTGACAGCACGCGTTCCATCTGTTCCCGCGATCGTTTCTTCATTCGTCGCAAGTTCAACGACACCGAGAGTCGTGGTCGTCGCCGGCGGGTTCAGGAAGTTCGTATCTCCGAACGCGATCGAATCTGCAGAGAAGTCCGTCACAGCAAGGTCAATCGCGAGCAGAGCCTGCGACTGCGAAGCCTTCTGGATGATCGGAACTGTCTGAGAGCAAACCGCGAAAAGGGTTCCGCTCGCCGTGTAGAGGCCGACCTCGTAGACCGTGTAGGCCTCGGCCGAATCATCGCGGGCCGCAAGGTGGATGACGTTGTCTCCAACCGCACCGCCTGCGATGGTCGTCAGACGCTTGAACTCTTCCTTCAGAGCCGTCATGTCGCCAGTCGGCGTGTATTGCCCCGTGCCGTAGCCCACCTCCGTAATGACGACGGGCGCGAATCCTCCCTGTTCTGCCTCAACAACTTCGGCCAGACCGGCGTCAGTAATCAAAATTGTGTTGGCCATTATTTGGCACCTCCTTGTTTCGCAAGAGCCGCCGCCACAGCTGCATCCACAACGGCCTTCAGCGTTGCAGGCGTGATGAGCTTCGTCGTCGACGTGCCAACTTTCGCTTCCTCAACTGTCGCAATTCGCGCATCGAGTGCAACCTTTCCAGTCGCGGGCGTCATTGCCTTCAGAGCGTCTGTTCCGGCTGTAGCTTCAACAGTAGAGGCGATCTGAATCATCCCCTTGGCGGCTTCGCTTGCGTCCGGGGTCGCCTCATCGACGACAGCCTTTAAACCAGCAGGAGTAACGGCGCGTTCTTTGTCCGTCCCTGCCTTTGCCTCTGCCTCGGTCGCCAGTTCGACAAGACCGTTTTGTCTGGTCGTAGCTTTCAAGCCTCGAAGGCCGAGAGGCGTCACATAGAGCGTCCCTGACTTCCCTTCGATCGTTTCCGCTTCGGAAGCAGCCGCGCCTTTCAGGGTCGCAGGCGTGAGAGCAGCCGCGCCTTCCGTTCCCGCCTTCGCTTCGCCTTCCGATGCTGTGCGGATGAGACCCGCACGCTTTGCCGTAGAAGTCAAGCTCTTCAGACTGGCGGGCGTCACGACTCGCTGCGTATCGGTCCCTGCCTGCGTTTCTTCGTCAGTAGCAAGCTCAACGATTCCTGCGTTTTCACGTGTTGCGGCTGTGAAAGAGAAAGACATGTCGCCGAAAGTGATGTTCCCGGTGCTGACGCCTTCGAGCTTCATGTCGATAGCAAGGAGCAAATTGCTTGACTCCTGCTTTGCAATGATCGGAGTGCTCTGCGAGTAGACCGCGAAAAGCGTCCCGTCAGAAAGGAAAAGGCCGAACTCGCACACCTCGTACGCGCCCGGCCCGTCGTCCTTGCATGCGACGTGAATCGCATTGTCACCTGCTTGCCCACCTTCGAGAATCGGCAAGCGCTTGACTTGAGCTTGTAACTGTGTCTGCTCCTTACTTGCTGTGTATTTGCCGGTGCCGACACCGATCTCAGAAATGGTGACGGCGTTGGTCCCGGTCTCTTTTGCGTTGATAACGGCCTGAATACCTGCCGTCGTCAAAACGATGTCCATAAAAACCCCTCCTTATTTTGCGAGGCCGACGAGCGAGCGCATCGCGATAGGCCGTGCCCCGACGAAAATGCCGACAGCCGCATCAATGTCTCGGCTCACAATCTCTTCAGAGCGAATACGCGCGTAAGCCACCGGGCGAAGATAACCGTCAACACCCATGCCGCCCTGTAGCTGTCTCACGAGCACGAAGGTGTAGTGCGAACGGACTGGCTTCGCGTCGTCGACGAGCGCGAAAAGGTCCTCCTGCATTTCGGCATCAAGCGTGCCGTCTATGTTTCCAAGCGTCGCCTGAATCTCGAACGTGTGAGGCGTTCCCTTGGGTTCCATCTGCCACCACTCTCTGATGGTCGCAGCCGAACCGATCGAAGAAACGGCATCTTTGACAGCACGAAGCGTCCCTTTCTTTCGCTTTTCCCTCACAACGTTTTTCAGGACGCTACGCTTCAAAGCAACGGGCCAGGAATCGCGCCAGACGCTCGCATCCCACCCGTAGGCGACATGGTCGAGCTGCGTGCTCGTGAGTTTGTCAATCGAGACGTAGATCGACGGCAGATCAACCGCCGCCGTCATATCGAGCAACTGCTTGTCGAGCGCCGTCGCGCTGTGCTTGACGTTGTCGTCTTGAGCGATAGAGTCCGGAAGCAAGTCGCTCAGCCTTACCTCCGCGAGACCCTTACTCATCCTTGTAGCCCTCGTAAACGATCTTCACGCCAGTGCATTGCGCGACCTGGTCGCTTTCGAGCTTCTGGAAGTCAACCGGCTTCATCGTCGGGTTGTCGATTCTCGAAGCTCCCGCCTGCATGACGTACTGAATGAGCCTTGCGGGGAGAATGTCGCGACCGATTTTCCCTTGCTGCCACACACGGTATCTTTCGACCGCCTTTTCGACATCAGCTTTGATCTGCTCGGCGCGCGAGCTATCCTCGCGACTGATCCAATAGTGAAGCTCAAGCTCGTAATTCACGGCCTTCGGCGCAAGCACCTTCACGAAGTCCGTCAACGGGCGGATCGTTTCATCGCTCAAGTACGCCGCGATTTGCTCCAACGTTTCCTGAGACGGCAATTCGCCGCCCGCAAGAAGCACATAGACATCGACCTCGCCAGGTGTCGGGGAAGTAACAGAAACATCAAGCACGGAGCTCGACACGCTCTTCGCGTGGTAGATGTACGCCTTCTCTGGCCCCGCAACCGAAAAGCTGTTCGGAGCAAGCCGAATGCGTTCAGCAAGAGATTCGTCGCTTTCGGCTTCCGATCCGCCCGTCGAAATCGTTGTGTTTTCAGCCTTTGCAACGAACGTCATCGGCTTGACGATGGTGTTTATCTGACCGGCAAGGTAGTCGTTGCCGACCGTCCCCGCAACGGTGCAGGATGCCGTGACGCTCCCTTCGAGCTTACCTTTCTCAATATTGAGCTCATGGTCCGTTGCGAAAGTCACAACGCCGTTCGTCACCTCGGTTCCTGCGGGAATCGTGTAGACCGTCGCCAGAGCCTGCGAAAGCGTGAATTTGATCGTCGTGACGGCCTTGCTTTCAGAAAGACGCGTAACGCTCAAAAGCGTGCCGAGTGCATCGAGGTAGCCGTCCTGAGCATATGAAAGCAGGTTCTGCTGCGCCGCCAGATTCACAGCCGTGCGCTGTTGAATGATGACGGCAGCAAGGCTCAAAAGGTAGAGTCGTACTGGGTCGCCCGCCGCGAGGGTTCGCCCACTTGCTTGTTCGTACCCAGTGATAATCTCGGCCTTGATGGTCTCGGCGTCCGTTTCAAGGAATTCAACCGCCGGCAAGTGCCAACGGGGAATTGTTTCAGCCATGTCTTATTCCTCCTCTCCGATTTGCACAACAACGCGCGGTTTCAAAATGCCGTCCATTGCGCTCGCAGTGTCCTCGTCAAAGTCGACAGACACGACCGTTGCTCTTGGCTCGTACTCCTCAATCGCGTCAATCACCTCAGACCGCATCAGCATCTTTGCAACCGGCATTGGTTTGTCGATATGCGCCCACGTCAGCCCGAAGTCTCGGTCCAGAGGAACGGAGCCCTTACGCGTGCTGAGGATCGTCCGCACGTTCTGCAGAATCTCTCGCACCTCGTCCGACGGCGCGAAGTCAACTTGACTTGATAGCGTTACTGTGTATTGAGCCATTTACGCCGCCTCCTTCAAGGTGATGCTGACCTCTGCCGACACGCAGATGCCAAAGTTGTTGTGATACTTGCGCTCCTCACCAATCGACTCAATGACGAACTTTCCAAGGTAGTCCGGCCCGATGAGCAAGCGTTCCGGCTGCTTCTTTTCGAGCATTTTCTTGAGCATGATGAGTGCCACCAGAGGCGGCGTCCCGAGCGAGGAGTTCAGCTGAATATTGAAGCTGACCTCCGTGAGCCCTGGTCCGATGTACTCAAGCTTCGGCTTCTTACCGATGATCTCGTGCGTCGCCCATCTTGCGCTGCGCGAGACAGACAGGTCCTTGAAGGTGTAAACGACAGCGCTGCTGCTGACGAACGGGACCTTTCCAAACAGTCCGGTTAAGCTAAAACCAAGGCCCATTTCATCGCCTCCTTACAGCGGCGGACTCGTCGGAGAGCCGTCGCCTTGTTCTTGGTGTTTGTGGTTCATCAGACTGATGCCGCCTGCGACCACATCGCTCGACGCATCGATCTGGCCTTCCAGATTCATGTTTCCGGACACCGTTACGGCCGCACCGCCTCCACCGCTAACAGCGAGGCCGCCCTTCCCTGTAATGAGTCCAGTGACGTTCAGCACACCAGTAATGTCCGTTTTCGGCGTGTCAAGCGTGACGCTCGACGACGCATTGACCGTCGCAGTTGTGCAGTTGATCGTGACGGCATTCGGCACCGTGATGGAGCCGTCCTGGCGGTTGAAAACAATCTCCGTGCCTTCGATCGTCACCGTGAGCTTGTGCTCCTGACGGTCGTAGCAGACGCGCGTATCGTCATCGAAGACAACCGTGCGCCGGTTCTCGGTCGACTCCGGAGGCGTTACTTCGCCCGCGTAAATTGAACCGAGAATGACGCCGTCTTCCTGCCCTTCACCAAAGAAGAGGACGATTGCATCTTCACCGACGTCCAGCATCGCGAAGTCGTGATTCTTGAGCGTGTTGCGCTGAAGAACGGGGAGGTCGTAGCTCACGATGCTGTCCTCGTCGTCGAAAACGACGCGAGCAGTGCATTTCGCAGGATCGATGCTCGATACCTCACCGATCTTGATGAGGCTCGGAACATCAGGAACCTTCCAAAGTGCGTCCATGCCGCACCTCCTCAATAGTTGTTGTTGACGCGCCGGACTGACAAAGACGTCACGTACCCGCTTGTGCTGACGCTGTGCGACGCGCTCTCGATGATGAACGCCCCATCGAACGACCCGAAACCCTTCAGATTGATGACGACACCTGCCACAAGGGACGTGTCGCCGACAAGAGAAAGGCTGCCGGTCATCTTCCGAAGATTGAGCTTGCGCAGCGTTGCCTTGGCAATGCGCTTCGCCTCATCGATCGAGGTCGCACGCTTTTTGACCTGGTACTCCTGACCGTCGTCGTCGGCGTTCGGATCGACGTAGGTGTACGTCATGACAGCAGGGTTCTTTTGCCCCGGCACCGCGTCGATGTCGTACTCGTCCGACGTGTAGCCGCCAGCCGAGGATTTTTTCTTTTCCTTCGGGTTTCTGTACGAGATCGTGCAGCTCTTGTACGTCTCAGACTGTTGCGACTCGAAGTCCCACGAGAGAATGTCCGAAACGCCAAGCGTGAGCGTTTTGACGGGCTTTTTCTTCTCGTATGACGCCTGGTCGAAGATCACGATCTGCGAATCTGTCACCTTGATCGAAAGCCCGGCGTCTTCACATAGGCGCGAGAGGAACTTCAAGTTGCTTTCAGCCTTCTGATCTTGTCGGTCGTAGCTCGGGTTCTCCTTAGAATCAAAGAGGAGCTTGACTTTCGCGGCCGCCGCGATCTCCTGAGCGATGCCCTTGAGCGTCTTTTTCTCCCAAGCCTTCGTGATCATCTTGCGTCGGATCGGCGTGTTCATCGGGATCGACACTGCGCGCATCTCGAAGACACGAGGCGAGCCACTGGTGCGGAGCGAATCGACGAAGAACTTTCCGCAGAAAAGCTCGCGCCCTTTCTTCCCATCAACCGTCCCGGATGCGATGTAAGCTCGGACGACTTCACCGCCGTCCGGCTTCCACTTGCTCGCCCACTTTCCCGTCGGGTCCTTCAAAGTGATGCTGATTTCGTCAGCCTCATTTGTCTCTTTGTCGTCGTACGTGAAAGAGAGCAGATCCGGCAGAATGTCCTCCGACACCGACTTGCTGGCTTCGGTGAAGAGGAGCCTCAAATAGGTCTGGATAGGTCCGCTCATCGCGTCCCCTCCTGACGTTTCCAAGGCGGCAGGTTCTCAGCAAACTCCATCGAGTCAGTGTCAATGTCCGGCACATTGAGCACGACGCCCGCACTGAAGAACGCCGTCTTCCGGTGCTGTAGGTTTGCGCGGATCAACTGATCCATCAACGCTTCGGAGCCATAGACTCGTTTGGCGATGATGTCCCAGGTGTCCATCGCGCGGGTCTCATACGTTTTCACGTTGCCGCCTCCTTTAAGCAAAAGATAGACGCTGCTGATCCGCCAAAAGACGGCGCAGGTCCTTTTCAAGCTGTCGGCGACCTTCATCAAGGCCGCGCTTCACGCCTTCATAAGCGTCGCCAGAGCCGCCCGACACGTTGATGACGGGAGCGAAATTGACGGTGATGCCGCCACCTGCCCCAACGCCCGCACCGAGCATCGAGGAGAGTTTCGAGAGTGGAATGACCGCCTCGGGTTCTCCGCCTTCGCCGATGTTCGCGAGCGTCGAGCGCGTCGCAATGCCGCCCTCGGCAAGCTGTGGAATCTTCGGCAGGTTGACGCCGAAGGTCTGCCCACCGAACTTCGGCACCCAGTCAGGAATGTCCACGCTGATGCCGTTGATGGCTCCAATCGCGCCGTTCACAAGGTTGATGACGTTGTTGATCGGCGCCTTTGCGAGTCCAACAAGGGCCTTGAAAGCATTCGAGAAGATGCCCTTCACGTTCTCCCATGCGGCAGACCACTGCCCGGTGAAAACGTTCTTCACAAACCCAATGAGGTTCGAGAAGACGCCCCAGACGTTCTTCGCAATGTCGGCAACGATCGCAAAGTTCGCCTTCACGACCGAAGCGATGTTCGGAAAGTTCGACGAGAACGCGCTCCAGAGCTCAACCGCCTTCGCTTTGATGGTGTCCCAATTCTTGTAGACCGCGAGCCCTGCGCCGACGAGCAACGTGAAAGCCGTGATGACGATCCCGACCGGGTTCGCCCGCATGGCCCCATTCAGCAAGACCATCGCACCGCGCATCAACTTCGCAGCCGTGGTCGCAGCCGTGACGACGAGTTTCCACGCGCCGAGCGCAATGGCCTGCGCCTTCGAGGCCGCTGTCGCGAGCACCGTGCTGTTTCGCATCAAGGTGATGGCCTTCTGGATGTTCAGGAAGCCCTTGTACATTGAGATGACGGGGCTCGCCAAAAGCGCGAAGACAAGGCGTAACGCATGAAAGGCAGCCACAGAGCCGAGGATCGCGCCACCGACCTTCATGGCCGTCAGAATTAGCGACTGATTTTCACTCACCCACTTGATGACGCCCTCGCTATTTTTCACGAAGGCTTCCGCCGACTTTCGAACAGCTGGAAGAAGAGCCGTCCCGATCCCGCCGGCGACTAGCTTGACCGCGTTACCTGCAATCTGCAGGGAATTCGAGGTCGTGTCAGCCCTGGACTGGAATTCCTTCAGCATCGAACCGGCATACTGAGCCGGATCGGAAATCATCGCAAAGTTTCCTGCAAGCAGGTCGCCCTGCTTGGCAAGCGTTGCCACCGCAGACTTCACGCCCGCTTCGTTACCGAATAGAGCGCCAATGATCGAGGACTTCTGGTCTTCTCGCAAGCCGTTGATGCGCTTGAAAACGTCCTGAATCGCCTTTTGAGCGTTTTCAGAGTTCGACGTCATCATGTGCGCCATCTTGCCTGCGTCGATGCCGAGCTCTTCCATGGCTTTCTTCTGTCCCTTCGTGGCGCCTTCACCGGACGACAAAGCGTTGATGAATGACATCATCGAGGTCGAAGCGACTTCTGACGACACAGACGCGGATCGGAAAGACCCGGCCAATGCAGCAATCTGCTTCTCGTTCATCGCGGTCAAGCCCTTCAGAGCACCACCGGATCGAGCAAGCACCTCGACGACGTCCTTTGCCGACGCACTCGTGGTATTGCCGATCTGGTTGACGATGTCGAACATTGCCTTGCTCTGCTCGATGTTGATGCCCATCTTGGACTGGATGTCCGCGTATGCAGCACCGACCTCATCCCCCGTCATATCGAATGCGATGGCCATTTGGTTCTGAATCTCAACGAGCTTCAAGGCCTCGTCAGCCGTCTTTGCGATACCGGACTGGAAGGCGTTCGCCGCCATCGCTGTCATGTCCTCAGTGCTCTTCGCGTATTGGAGCGAGAGCTTCTGAATGCCATCGAAGACTTGCTTGTAGTCGTCCGAGAACTTGCGAAGTTCGGCCTGCTGATCTTCAAAACTCATGGCCTGCTTGACCGGCGCACCTGCGGTTGCAGCAACCGTAGCGCCAATGCCCACAAGAGCGCCCGCGCTCGAAGACCGCATTTCGCTTGCCTTATCCTGAACGCCCTGAGCTTTGCTCAATCGCTCGTTAATCTTCGCGAGCTTCTGCTGCGCCGCTCTAGCCCTGTCAGCTGATTGCGCGAGCGCATTTTGTCGATCAATTAGCGTTCTCAGGTGCGTTCCGGTCGTTCCCATCTGCCCGTCGAGTTCGCGCAGAGAAGATCGATTCCGCTCAAGAGCAGCCTTCGACTTTTCGAGGGCGGCTTTTGCCTTGTTGAATTCGGAGACCATCTGGGCAGACGGCTCCTTGGTCGCACTCATCGCTCTCCCGAGTGCTGCGACCTTTTCTTTCGCACGGATGTACTCTCGTGAGCTTTCGCCTACAGCCTTGCGTGCCTTTACGAGACCGTCCATCTTTGCGGCTTTCGCGTTCAGCGTAGCGAGTGAATCACCCATGCGGGCGACGGTCTCTTGACCTTTCTTGAAGGTGTTCGCGAAGTCTCCGGAAAGCTTCCCCGCGATCTTGAAGGCAATGTCGTAAACCTTCGACATGAGGTCACCTCCTTACGAAAAAAGGCGGTTGCCCGCCTTATTTTTTCTTCGCCGCCCGAGCTTCCGCTTCGAGCTGCTTCGTAATCGTTCTGTTCCATGATGCGAGCTCAATCAACGGCTCTTGCATCCATTCGAGAGCGCCGCCTTTCATGACGCGTGCAATGGATACCGCCGCCGACTTGACCTCGTCGTCAGGATCAGACCGTTCTGCAAAGCCGATCACCCTAACAAAAAATTGCTGACCTCCTGCCCGATTGCGCAGTAGTCCTTGGCGGGAAGGTTTTCCATGAACTCAATCGGAAGCTTCGCGGCCTTCGCAGCAAGGTACACGCAGAAGTCAGTGTCCACGGCAACCAACGGAGAAATATTCCCCGCACGCGCCCATTCGCGCTTCACCGCAGACACATCCTTGCCAGTAAGGACATCAAGGTTCAACTCAATCTCCGTGTACTTCTGGCCTTCGAACTCATATTCCTTCGAGAGGATGTACTTCATGTTTTTCACTCCTTTATTTTTGGATTGCCGGGGCACGGCTCATTCCGCCCCCGGCGTTGTGCTTTACGCCAAGCCCAGGTCCTTTCGAACGCTGGCGAGCTTGTCTTCACCGTCAAACTTGGCGATGAAGTTGTACTTGTCGATCTCGATGAGTTCCTTGCCATTCACAAGGACCTTCATGTAAATCACCTCGAACTCGGTTTCGCTGTCCGTCGTAGAACCGACCTCAAACGAACCGAGCGAGACGCTCTTCGGCGTTGCACGCAGAGACACACGAACGGGAACAGACGAATATTCGCCAAGCGCAGCGTCGTAAACCTGCTGCGATCCGCGCAAGTCAAGCGCATGCGCCTTTTGGTTCGCGAGCCTTGCAAGCTCCGGCGTGATGGTGCGCCAAGTGAAGGTCGCAGTCATCGAGCCAAAATGACCAAGAATCGGGCTTTCAACTTCACCGGCAATCCCGGCTCCGCTTACAGTGTCACTCATCGCTTCGATGGACGGAAGGTCCACATTCGCGACGCCGAGCAAGTCGTTTCCGTCGTTGTAAACGCGGAAGTTAATCAGGCGCTCGGGCACCTTGTTTCCAGTTGCCATAATTCAAGCCTCCTTTATTCGAGAAGCGTCGAGAGATAACTCGCGTCGTATTCAAGGATGAAATCGATTTCGCGATTCGGAGACGGCGGCGTCACGTACACATGGAAGCGTGCGATGCCGTCCATCAGGTCCGTCGTCGGGTTTTCGCTCTCAAGGAACTCCACGCGACCGCCGAGAATGTACTGGCGAGCAGCGAGGCCGTTGAGCCAGATGTTCGCGCTGTCAACAATCGTGTCGACCTGACGGCGATTCAAAGGCGCATCAACGCGCTGCCAGAAGGTCTGAACAAGCGTGTTGCCGATCCAGTTGAACATGCGTCGAACCGGAATGAAGGAATCCTTCACGTCCGTGTTGCCCGGGTAGCAAGCCATGCGGTTGCCCCAACAGACCCAGCCGCCGATGAAGTTGAGCGCCGTCACGACGCCCTGGCCGTTCAGATAAGCACCGTTTTCAGGTCCGAGCCATACTTCCTTGCCGTTTGCTAGAACCGTGGAAGTCATCTGGAAGTTCTTATTGGACGGGCTGACATACGGCGTGCTGTCGTTGTCGCCGTCCACCTTGCCGATAAGGCCCATGAGCTGCGTACTCATGTGGTACGCCGTGCCAGAAAGGGCAAGCATCGGCCAACATGCGACTTGCGCCTCATCGACGACGTTATTGTTGTTCTTCCATTCAGCGACCTTCGAGTAGGAATCGACGGTGTCGGTCGGCACGTCAATCAGAGCGATCGCACAGAAATGCTCGTTGATGCTGACAGCCTTGGCCGCCATCACAGCCGCGACTTCAGGATCGCTCGAATACTTCGGAGCAACGATCTGACCAGGGACAAGGCGGAAGCGCGGGAAGCACTCGCCGACAAGTTCAAGGCCGCTCTTTGCACCGTCAACGGAAACGCCGCCGACGATCTCAGACTTTGTCACTGCAGACGGATCGAGCTTTTCTGCGGCAAACGTCAGCGATGCGCCAACGGGAACCTTGAAGCTGTCTTCGTCCTTCTTCGACGTAATGACCAGATGGCCGTCATCGTTGAAGGTCGCGACGAAATCCGTGCCTTCCTGGTAGGTCGTAACGTCCTGCGAGATCTTGAGAGTCGAAAGGATGATGCCGGCCTCAGCGATCGTCGCAGAGCCGGTCTTGGAATCGAGCGTCACAGTCGTTGCCGTCGCTGTCTTCTTGTGCTTCGTAGGATCGAGCACGTTGACAACGATGATCGGCGCGACGCCAAAAAGAGCGAACTGAGAATAGATCGCTTCGCTCAGCGTGAAGTCGTACTTTTTCAGACCGCTTGCGCTGTCCTCTACCGGCGGCACGTAGCCGAAGGCAGCGACAGCCTCGTCATACGAGTAGCAGAGAACGGGCTTGTTGACGTTGGTCGGATCGGTCATATTGACCGGAGCAGTCCCAACAACGAAAGGAATGGCCGCCTCAACCTGCACCGGCGGCAGGATAGAAGTCGGCACTTCGGAGATTTTTACCCCGTGGTTGTATGCCATTTGATGACCTCCTTAGAGTTCATTTTTGAGTTGACGCACATAGGCGTTTAGGATGTCTCCCTTCACGCCGATGCGCTTTCGCGCTGTCGACAGTTCAGACACCGGAACAAAGAGACCGCGCAGGGCCTCACTCTTTTCGCGCATCGATACGATGTGCGGAGGAAACTCCCCTGCACGAAACACCGCATTGCGCATCAGTGCACCGCCCCCAATGGTCGGGCCGATATAGACGACGGCCTTTCCCTCGGTGGTTTGCGCCTTTTTAGTTGTGGGTTTCTTCATAGTCATCAGAAGTCCTCCTCCTTATCAATTGGCTGCGGCGTGCGGATGTCCCACGTCGTCTGCATGTCGAGCTGCCAGTACGGATAGGGCTGCTCCGCATAGGTGCTCCACTTGATCGGATGCTTCAGCCGATATCGATTAGCCAAGGTCATCCCCGGCAAGGAGCACAGCGCAGTGCGAATGCGGGACATAACGTTCAGGCAGTATTCGTGCCCGTCGTACTCTTCGGAGTAGGTCCCGACAATGATCGAAACACTCACCTCGGTTGAGTCTTGGTCTGTCGCACCTTCGTCGGCTCGGACAAGAACGAAAGGAAAGTCGTCCTTCTGTCCGGTACGCTTCGGCGGCAGATACCCGTTGACGACCTGCGGAGCACGAAGATCGCCCTCTGCAGAGCCGCGCTCTGGTTTCGTTGGAAGCGAGAAGTTCTTCACGGCCTCCGCGACCAGTTCACGGATCGCGCGCGTCAGTTCGTTTTCAACCATCCGCATCACCCCTTGTGTTTTGTGTATTTGTTGATGCTCCCACCGCCGAGGAGATAGCCGGTTTCGTGATCCAGACGCTTGAGGAAGGTCTCCTGCATCGCCTTTTCGACGTTGTCTACGACCTCGTTATTCCCAGACAGCACCGGGATTGCTGGACCATAAACCTCTTGCACAGGAAGCGAACTTGTGCCCAATCGCTGAAGAATCCTTCCGCGATAGACAAACGTTTTCCCCAATGGCTTCAAACCTCCCCGTGCCTTGACGGCGACGCGCACCGGCTTTCGTGTATTGCCGGTCGTGTCGGTTTTCGGACGAGTCTTGTAATTCACCAACGGAATGCGAGGCCCCTTACTCGTGACCAGCGCTTCAAGGTCTGAGCGCGTCGCCTTATGGATGGAGAAGTTACGGCGCACCGTTGAGGCCTTGATCGTGTACTCCTGCCGGATCGTTGAGACCGCGGCAGAGCGTCCGGCAGTGGCCGCACGATTCATCGAACGACTGACGGCAGCCTCGTATCCGTTCGGAACTTCCGAGAGCAACTTAGCGGCCTTCTCAAGAGCGTCCTTGTACCGCCCCTGTCCGTCGGAAACGATGACCTCTAGCGCTTTACTCATTGCTCATTCGCCTCCGTCACAATGACGAGCACGCCGCCCTCATTGCTGACAGACTTGACAAGATGAAGCGCGCCGTCGATGTTGAGAAGCTCGCCCTCGACCGGCGTTTCAATCACGCCGACTTCGACGTAGATCGTCAGCTGGTTGACAAAAACGCCAAGGTATGAATCGTCGCCGTTCGCCTGCGTGATGATCTTGTCAAGAATGCACGGCACAACCTCATGGCCGATTTCGTGCTCCTCGGCAAACTCGTCGAGGTTGATGAAGACGTTCTGCACGTCAGCAGCAACGAAATCCTTGAAGGCACTCATCCCGCCACCTTCTTCGTCGTGCGACGCTTGACAGGTTGCTTGACTTCAACCTCTGGCTCATCTTCTGCTTCGGGAATCGGAGCAAAAGCAGCTTCCGGCGTCGGCAATGGAGCTTCTTCGACAGGGGCGTCCTCGACCTCATTCACGCCGACAAGCGCCAGATTTTCCTTGAGAAGCTGAAGGCCGACCGTCTCGTCAACCTCGATCTCCTCACCTGCCGTGTAGCGTTTGCCGGAAATGAGAAGGTTTTCTAAAAGAACAACTTTCATTTCTGTCCCTCCTACGAAAAAGGGCAGGTCGTATTGCCTGCCCTAATTCGGTTTTTGTCGCTCTTAAGCGAGAGCTTCGATGACGTGGAAGCCGTGAATCTGCTGAATGATCGGAAGCGGACGGCTCTTGATCTGCACGATGCGACCGGAAGGATTCGCACGCTGGACCCAAGAGTCCGGCACACGAGCGCCTTCGTAGAACTTGATCGCTTCGTCACCAGTCAGCGCAACAAGACCGTAAGCGAGCATCGTCTTGGCGTTCGGGCTTGCAAGCATGCAGAGTTTTTCGGGAACCATCGGCTGTTCCTTTCCGGCGTCATCCGTGTACCACTCGTCATAAGAGTAGACGTCAAGACCGGAGTCCTTGAGATAGCCCCAGTACGTCACACCATTCGGCAAGTGCTGCGGATCAATCGCGCCCATGTCGACACGACGCATATCGAGCTGCTTGGCAGTCGTGAGCTTATCGAGGATCGTATCAAGCACCTTCGAGCCGCAGATAAGCTCGTGCGGCGTAAAGCCGCCGGACTGAATCATCGTGCGACGAAGCGTACGAAGATCGCCCATGATCTGAGCGGCGTCAGCAGAGTCCCACTTCGTGCCCAAAGTAGTCTTCGGCTGCTCCTTCGTCTCCAGGTGAGCCCAGTAGTTCAGAACTTCATCGTAGCCTTCGCCCTTGACCGTCACCTTGCCCTGGAAAAGAGCCTCGGCGCACATGACCTCTTCACGACGCGTGATGATGTCGTCGAGGTCGGACAGGTCCTTGCCAAGAATTTCTGCGGCGCGCTGCGTCGGGCTCTTGGCGGAGTAGATCGTTTCACCAGGCAGACGCTTCAGCATGTCTTCTGCAGTCGTCACGCGCATCGGAGAAACTTCCGGCGCTTCGTAGCTTTCAGTGCGGAAGCCTTCACGCGTCAGGACGACACCGCCCACCTTCGGGTTGACGAACGGCGCGACCTTGCGACCGCCTCGACCGATGATGTCAAAGTCGATCTTCTGCGTGTTGAACGTAGGACGATTCGTAAAGTAACGATCGCGCAGCCACGTGGAATTGCTCTTCTGGCCTTCCTCGACCATCGCGAGCATAGTGCGAGTAGTAAACATATCCATTGTTGTCCCTCCTGATTAGATGCTCTTCTTGAAGAAGATGCCGACCTTTCGAGCAGACGGCTTGAAGTCCGCAATCGCGGCACTGTTTTCCGTCTTAAAACTCAGAGCGTCTTCGTTGAACTCGCCCGTGAGATAGACGGGAGCGCTCTTGTCAGCGGAAGCCGTGTCCACATCCTCCGCGAGCACGGCATAGACCTCAGAAATGGTCGCCTTGCCTGAGTCAACAGTGCAAAGATTGCCGTCCTTGTCCAGGAGCGCCCCACGCTTGAGAACACCCTGGCTCTTCTTGATCGTCATGCTGTCGTTAACAACCGGCATGATCTGCGACGCGGCAAACAGGTTGTCCATCGTCGTTTCAAACTTTTCCTGCATAGACATTTTTGTGTCCCTCCTTTACTTACGCGCAAAAGCGCGTGCACCGGCTTCAATGACAGCCTTCATTTCGGCGTCCTGCTTTGCCTTTTCTTCGGCCTTCGGATTGAGTCCCTCGTTGCCTTCGGCTTCGATACCCTCAAGAGCCTTCGCGTCATTCGCGCGAGCCTTGAGCATCTGTGCACCGCGAGCCTTGTCGGCCTTCAGGATCTGAACAGCAAGCGCCTCGGCGGTCGTCTTGCCGTCGAACTTTGCAGCGTTTACAAGGTTTTCATGACCGACGATAGCGATGTCTTCAATTGCCTGAATGCGTTCGCGTTCCTGCGCAGCGCCCTCGGCCAGTGCTTCGTTGCGGATCGCCTGAACCAAGTCAGGGTGTTCCGCCTTCAACGTGTCAAGATCCATCTTTGGACCCTCCTTTTTGATTGCGGACGCCTGAGACGTATCCGCTTTGATAAAACCCTTCGGCACGTTCGCAAAGAAGCGCGATTCTGCCTTAAGGCCGTTTAGCATGACGAAGCCGCCAGAAGCCGTATTCTTGACTTCCGTCGTTTCATCAATCTCGTCAGCCAGACCAAACTCCACCGCCTCTTCTGCAGTGAAGAACGTCTCGGCGTTGACCTTTTCCTTGATCTCATCAGCCGTTCGACCTGTCTTTTCGACATAGATGTCGATGAGGTTTTCCTCAAGCTTCTCCATGTCATCGGCTACCTTCCTCATGTCGTCCGTCGTACCGATGGCAACAGAGCTGACCTTGTGGATCATCATCATTGAGCCCCTCGGCATGATGACTTTCGCGCCCGGCACGCTCGTGATGATCGTCGCAGCACTCATGGCAGCGCCGTCCACCCTGAAGGTGATCGGTCCCTTATGCGCCTTGAGAAGCGAATAAATGGACAGCCCCGTGTAGACAGCCCCACCGAACGAATTGATCGAAATATCGAGCGCGCTGTCGGACGGGATTTTTCGGAAGTCATCGAGGAACTCAGACTCGTTGAAGCCCCTTCCCCACGGATCGTCCTTCGATCCGCCCACATAGCCAAAGAGGTCCAGGCTTGCCTTTCCACCTCCGGCCCTCACATTCCAGAACTTATTCATCTGTTTTCTCTTCCTCCTTATCCGGTTCCGACTCAGGATGCGCCAGAGCTGTCGCGCTCAGACCGTCTTCCCGACGCATTGCCTCCTCGCGCTTTCGCACCGCGTGAACCTGGTCATACTTCATGCCGGTGAGCTCAGCCGCCTCACGTTCGCGAGTACTGAAGCCTTCATCGACACGGACCTTCGCCGCGTTGGCTTCCTTCAGCGGATCAAGCTGTCCCTGCGCATCGCCGAACCATTCGGCCCCGCACCATGCAGCACGGATCGCCGGGTCGTCAAAGAAGCCGGGCGCTTGCACACGCCCCTTCAAGACTGCCTCGGTGAGCCACTCCTCATAAATCGGCTGACAGAAATTCCCCACGAGCCATTCGCGGCGCATGCGGAACATCTTCCAAGCCTCGAGAAGCGAAGCGCGCGAAGCCGAATAGGACGCTGTGAAGTTCTTCACGAGAAGTTCGTAAGGAATCTCAAGCGCCGCACCGATCTGTCGACAGATAGCAATCACGAAAGGATCAAAGTTGGGGTTCGGTCGACTCGGGTCCGCAATCTGAACCTCTTCACCCTCATCAAGGGCAACAATCGAGCCGTTACCCATCTCATATGCGCTCGGGTCCTTGTCGACTTGCATCGCCGGATTGAATGCCGTTGCGAGTGGAGAATCAGGCGTGTTGCTTTTCACGAAGACCGTGAACATGCCGCTCACGACCGCCGCCATCAGTTCGGCCTCCGAATATCGGGAAAGTTGCTTCAAGGCCTCGATGACCGGAGCAAGCATCGGCACCCCTCGGCGCTGTGCAGGACGTTCAACGTCTGCCATGATGTGCAGGACGTTGCGTCGCCCGGTCGTCGTACCGAAAGCAAGCACGCGCTTCCATTCCTGTTGCAGGTCCTGACCAATGCGAGGGATCGCGCCCGGATGATGTTTCGCCACCCAGTAGGCAACGGTCTCGCCGTATGTCCCGACCTCGATGCCGCCGAGGACATTAGCTGTCGTCGGAGGGTTCAGCGGATCGCACACGCGGTCGGCTTCGATGAGGCCGATTCGCAAGTCGTAGGCGCAGCCCTTGCGCGGGATGATCGGCATCGTTACAAAGACGTCACCACTCATCAGCGCAGAGAGGAGCACCAAAGACTGAAGCTGAAAGAACGTCTGCCGGCGCTCGGCGTCGCAGTTCACGCTTTCAGACCACAGCCGCCATTCGCGTTCGGTGTTTTCTTCCCACTCTTTCGCCTGCTCCTCGGTAAGGCCTAGGAACTTCGCGTCGACCTGGGCGTTCAAAGCAAGCCCGGAGCCAACGACGTTCGTTCGAACGGTCTTGAGCGCGCCGGTTGCAAGAGGCGAACCCATATAGAGGTCGCGCGAGCGATTGCGAAGCGTCTCCAAGTTGTCAACGATGTCCGCGTCCGCGTCGCTCCCGCCGGATAGCCATCCGATCAAGGACTTCTTTGCGTATGAGCCACCGTGCCGCGAATAGCCCGAATTCAGAATTTCGAGCTTTTTGCGAGCTTCAAAGCGCTTCAACGCACGCTCAGGACTAATCGCCCTGATTGCTTTGTCAAGCAGATTCATTTGCAAGCCTCCTTACAGGTCGCGAGGAACGGCACGCATCACGCGCGCCCCCTTACGTCCGTTTTCGAGCTTGTCGATTTCGTTGCGCCAGAACTTGATGCGAGCCGCAATATCTGAAAGCGAAGCTCTCGTCAAGCTACGCGTTCCGATTTTGTAAGACTGGCCAGAGGCAACCGCGCGTTCGGCATCGAGCCACATCTTCAGATTCGCGCGGGCCTCGTCTATGGTGATCCAAGACATTTCGATGCCTCCTTTGTTTGTTATTACTTGCAGTCGTTGAACGTCACGCCGTCTTCACGAACCGCGTCCTCTCCCGTCAAGTCCTGCCAACGCTTGATGATGACGTCGCAGTAACGAGGATCGAGCTCCATCGCCCGAGCCTTACGACCGGTGTTCTCGCAAGCAATGACGGTCGTGCCAGAGCCGGCAAAGCTGTCGAGAACGACGTCGCCCTTCTTTGTGGAATTGCCGATCTGATACTCAAACAAATCAACCGGCTTCATCGTCGGGTGATCCCCGTTCCTCAACGGCTTATCGAAGTCGAGAACCGTCGTTTGTTTACGGTCCGAGTACCAGGCATGCCCCGCGCCTTCCTTCCAGCCGTACAAGCACGGCTCATGCTTCCACTGGTAGTCAGAACGACCAAGAACAAGAGAGTTTTTGTTCCACACAAGGCACTGGCGCACCTTCCAAGCGTTGTCGCGGCACGCGCCTCGGAAGTTGTATCCCTCGTTGTCCGCATGCCAGATGTAAAAAGATGCCCCGGGCTTCATGGCGAAGTCCGCAGTAGAGAAAGCGTCGAGCAAGAACTTTCTGAAGTCCTCGTCCGACATGTTGTCGTTCTCAATCGTCAGGGCGTCTTTCGTTTTGCCTTCGTATGCGACGTTGTAAGGCGGGTCGGTCAGATACAGATCGACGCTGCCTTCTTCGCACAAGCGAACAAGCTCATCGATGCGCGTTGAGTCTCCGCATAAAAGCTGATGGTCGCCCAAGAGCCAGAGTTCGCCAGGCTTGACAACTGGGTCTTCAGACGGTTCCGCGATTTCCTCAGCGTCTTGCCCATGGCTTTCGTCGTCATCAATCGAGCCGGTTCCATCAAGCAGAAGGTCGAGCTCCTCGTCAGAGAAGCCCATAACGTCGAGATTGAAGTCAAGTTCCTGAAGTTCGCCGAGCTCGATGCGAAGAAGCTCTTCGTCCCACCCGGCGTTGAGTGCCAACTGGTTGTCGGCAATGCGCAGCGCTTTCTTCTGCGCATCGGTGAGCCCATTCAGGCGAATCGCCGGCACTTCCTTCATGCCGATCGACTTCGCGGCCATTGTTCGACCGTGTCCTGCAATGATCTCGTTGTTTTCATCAATGAGAACAGGGTTTGTAAAACCGAATTCCTTGATCGATTCTGCGACTTGCTTTATTTGCTCGTCGCTGTGCGTTCGGGCGTTTCGCTCGTACGCTTTCAGATCGTCAACGTTGATGTATTCGATCTTCGTTTTCTCTTGTCGCACTAGACTTGCAACTCCTTACACGGTTATTCCCTTCGACAGCGTCCCTCGCGGCTTGCGGGGAGCAGTCTGCTGTCTGAGTGCCCCACCATTCTGATAGAAGTCGGCGAGGAACTCGAAGTTCGGGTTCAGCAATTCGAGTGCGGCAGTCGCGTAGACCGCGCAGTCAAGGGCTTCGTTTCGTTCGCGGATTTTCTTCCACGCCATCTTTACGACGCCTTTTTCGAAGTGTTTGTCAAGCACCTCTGCTGTGAGTTGCTTGAAAAAGTTTTCAGAGAAGCCTCGATCTTCCTGAGCCGCGTAATGGGCGAAGTTTGGACCTGGCTCCTGCACAGAAAGCCGATTCATGACGAGCGACTTACCGCTATCAACGCCAAGCGTGAAGAGCGTTGCCTTCATCGCGTTGCTCTTCGTCGGCGTGTTGATGAACGGAACACCGATGCCGCCGCGCCCCTTCACAGAGAAGACGCGCATCCGCTCGCGAGCCTTTGTGTATTGATAGACATTCGTTGTGTAGGTACCGTCACCAGAGTCGACGCAGGCACAAGCAACTGCAACGTTGACGCCGTTCGGCATCGAATGCTGACGCTGCAGGACCGCATCGAGCTGTTGCCAAGTTCGCGGATCGTCCGGGCGGCCGTAGAGCACGCGGTGCTCTATGCCCCAACACTCCCGACCGACGCCCCATCCGTAAACGGAGCATTCGAGACGATCGTGCTGAACGTCGATGCCGGCAGTCAGTAGCAAGACGCCTTCAGGAAGCACGCCATTTACCGGATAGCTTTCGCGCCGGTTGAACAGCTGCTCCCAGTTGTCGGCGTCAGGGTTGATTTCTTCCCACGCCTCGCCGAGCTTCAGGTTCACGAACTCCATGAGGCCGTGTTTGTCGCGGTTGTGATTCACGGAAACGAACTCCTCAACAAGGTCGTGAAGGTTCACCCACGGCGAGTAAAGCGCGTTGACGTGATAGCCCTTGATCTTGCTGCCTGGGTTCGTCGCAATCCAACGCCCGCTCTGTAGCAGCTTCGGATCGGGTTTGTAGGCACCTCTCGTTATGCAGCCGCATTCTGGACAATGCATGCTTGCTGTCATCGGCAGTGCATTCCCTTCGTCGTCTTTCTGCCAGGTCACATTTGCCCATTGCAGAATGTGTTCCTCACCGCAATGTGGGCACTTGACAAAGAAGCGACGTTGATCACTTCGTTCGTACCAGTCGTCAATCTTCGACGCGCCCTTGATGGTCGGCGTGCTGACGAGAATGATCTTTCTGTTTCCGAAGTTCTGAGTTCGCTGAATCGCGAGCTTCAGAGGGTCACCTTCCTTCGTCACGCCGTAACGGTCCACTTCGTCACAAAGCAGAACTCGGATCGGACGAGAGGCAAGGCCAGCCGGTGAGTTCGCACCGACCAGAGCCAAATACCCGCCCGGGAAATGCTTCATGCGAATAGTCGTGCTTGACTTTTTCGCAGAGCCGCGACCGTCCTTCCCTTCTTCGAGCTTGCCTTGCAAGCCCGGGGAGTTCTGGAACATCGGTTCGATTCGCTCCTTCGAGAACGCCTCGGCCATTTCAACGGTCGGCTGAAGCATCAGCTGAGGAGCAGGCTCCTGGTCGGCGTAGTAGCCCATGATGTTCAGGAGCATCTCCGACTTGCCGAGCTGTGAAGAGCAACACATGACGACTATTTCCGTCCGTCGATCCGTTGCCGAATCCATCGGCTCCTGCAAATACGGCGTTCGGCTTGTGCGCCACATACCCGCCTCAGGAGACGTACCGGAAGCGACGACGCGGAACTTGTCAGCCCACTGGCTCCCAGTCAAACGAGAGATCGGGCGACAGGCTTGCGCCCACGCCTTGGACCAAATGCCCATGTCATCACTCCTTTGCGAAGCGCGAGTCGTTGATCGTTTTCAGAAGGTCGCGGAAAATGTCCTCAAGGACTTCCTCAGCTTCGCGCTGCGTTCGGTTTTCAAGCAGCGCCGAGTAGCGAGTCGGGGCAGAGATCGCGAAGTTGCGGAGCATTGCTGCCGCCTCCTTCGCGTCCGCCTCAACATCGGCAACCGCTACGTACTCGCCCTTGAGCTTTTTGTATTCGAGGTCTTTGATCTTTGCGGTCGCGACCTCTTTTGCGAGCCGGGCCTTGTTGAACGCCTCGTTAACGTTCAGCGCAGACGATATTTGCTTGTCGTCTTCGTCATCGCCCGTGAACACGTCCGCAGTCTTTCTGGACGTGCGACGGCTCGCCTTTTTTCGTTCTTCAGACTTGACCAGAGCCTTGAAGGCTTTCAAGCCTTCTTCTAACGGAATTTTTCCGTCGACAAGAGGCAGCTCGCCAGTCTTGCACTTCCCGCTTACATATGCGGCACTACGTCCGACTTGGCGCGCAAACTCTCGCATGCTGACGCCATCGTTCGCCATGCCAACACCTCATTTTGTTTGGTAATTCCATCTTCACGCGTTCGCGCTTTCGCTTCAATACCGGCAAGCACCGGCAGGCGTAAACCGTTCACGGAAAGCGTAAAGTGAAATGTTCATGAACACCCTTTTGAAAATTGCATCTAGACCGTTTTCGGGGCTCGTCCGACCCGCATGAGTCAAAAAGCCCCGGGAGGACCCAAGCTCTCTCCGTCGCTCATTCGACGCCCCATCACTGAGCGGGCAGAGGCTGAGGTTGAGCCAGCACAGGCTCCTGGTTCTTGTCATCAGTCACAGCATCGTAGACAGCGTTGCCTGCCATCGATCCTGCGAAAGATCCGGCGACAGTAGACCAGAAGCTATTGTTGGAAGAAGCCGGCACCTGATGCACCGTCTGGTTGATGACGGTCGTGTTCTTCTTCACAACGGTCGTGCGCTTCGGTGCATAGCTCTTCGCGGGAGCAGGACGGGAGAACGAACGACCGCCGCTGAACCCACGACCA